ATTGTAACTAAGTACGTTCCTAATTGTATTAAAGAACTTGCAAGTAATTGCAATATGCCAGTCATATCAAACACGCCTCCACTAAATACGTTTCCGATTTGTGTACCTAACTCTACTAATGCACCTGAAATTAAATTGTTTACAACATCATTGAATTGTGTTTCAAACTGCTCTACTGGATCTACTAATCCCTCTAATGCTGATTTTAGGTTTTCTGCATTATCTTCAAATACTTTTGTAGCATATCCAGACTCAATAGCAGATTGCTTGAACTCTTCGTTTTTAGCAATAGCTTCTTCTATTGCTGCCCTTTGAGCTTGATAGTTTCCTCTTGTTGCTTTTAATGTAGTAGATAATTGAGTATTAAGGTTTTTTACATCTTTTTTAGCAAAATCTTCATTTATCTTTGACATAGCGTTTGCTATATCAAATCTCATGTCCATCGTCATTTTTGCTATCCTTTCTGTAATAGCCTGTTGCGCTTCTAAGTCTTTTTGCTCTTGTTTATTTACTTTTTCTACTTGTGCAAGGTATTTATCGCTTGCCTCTTTAGCAGAATTTAGTTGTAATTGCTGATACTTTTCTCTAATAGCTTGTATATACTCTTTACCCTTTTTATCTATAGTAGCTTGCTTTACCTCTAAATCCTCCTGTCTTCTTAATATTTCTTGCTCATATGCAGCAAACATTAAGATATCATCTTTGTAATATTGTTTTTTAGCCTCTAAAACAGCTATTGTTGGATCTTCTGCTTTGCCACCTTTACCGCCTTTCTTTTTGCCTCCAAACAAAGCGAATACATCTATTTTTTTGCCAGCACTTTCTACTTCTTTAAATGCGAATTTAAATTTATTAGAAAACTCGTTTGCAGTCTTATCTACAGATTTTAATAGGTTATCACCTAAGTCTTTGTTAAATATTTTAACAAACGCACCAATACCGTTTCCTACTTGTTTTAATGCAAATGATAAAAACTGAATTATACCATTCCATGCTAACTTAAATATATTCAATAATGATTCGCCAAATTTACTCCAGTCTCCTTTTATTAAACTGGTTATTGCACTAAATGCTTCAGCTAATATATTCCCTGCTATCTTAAGAAACGCAAGTAGATTTTCCCAAATTATCTTAAATTGATAAATGATATTATCACCAAATACACTCCATAAATATTTAATAGATTCTGTTATTGATTTAAAAGCAGGATATAGTTTGTTAACTATATCATTTACTACTCCATTGACGAAATCCTTAAATGTGTCAAATAGTTGCTTTGTTCCTTTAGACATATTATCACCTTGTAATACAAAATATGTCATAGCTGCAGTAACAGCAGAAACAGCTAAATATAATAATCCAAATCCTTGAGCAAGAGCTGGTAAGTTGTTCTGAATACCTCTAAATCCGTACGGCAAATCCTGTAGAATTAAAGAAATATTCATTAGACCTTTATTAAAGCCTTTAGATGAGCTTTCAAACTTTTTCATTGAATTAGCAGCCTGGTTAATATCTCCTTCCAATATTTGGAAGTTTTTGCCCAACTTGCCTAACTCCTTATTTATAATATCAGATACAATCTTAAACTCTTCAGCGTTAGCCTGTATCTTAATTTTAATCGATTCTTCTACTGCCATTTTTTTCTATAGGTTTAGCATTATTATATTTTTGAAGCACACTATCTAACTCTTCCTTGCTCATTACGTTTTGTTTCACAAAGTTACGATTATCGCAATCAAGTTCTAAAAGGTCTTTAGGCTTTACTTTTTTGCCTTTTGGTAACTGAATGTTTATTAAAAGAGTGGTTTGCCATCTGGTCCTAATCCATTCTTGCTCTTCTTTATGCCTATAGCCATAACATATAAAATCCAATTCAGACATTGTCATATCCCAAAACAAATGGGGAAGCACTTGGCACTCCCCCATTGTATATCTTTCAATATCAATCCACTCTAATTTTTTTTTACATCACCTTTCTTGCCCTTAGGAGTGCTATCATTTAAACCACTTGACATACTCTCAGACAATGCTTTGAATAAGTCTTGTGTTTTAGGGCTTGACACTCCGCCCATATCATCTATCCAATCACAAACATCTAAGTCTGTGAAGTGAGGCGTAATGCCTTCTTTGTATAAAGGATATTCAGCAGCAGCCTTTATTAAATTAACGATAGCATCTAATGTGTTATCGCCAGTTAGAGCTTCACCTATTTCAGATGGTCCGATACCTTGTAATTGACAAAATCTTTTTAAAGACCATGTGCAGAATCTTAAAGGCACCTTAGTACCATCCGAAAGCGTTATTTCGTAATGTCCTCTCATATATGTTGTTGTTTTTGGTTATTATGCGTTAGTAGCCTGAGTCAATGCTCCTGTTCCAGTGAAAGATACTGAATAAGTTACTGGAGACTCCATGTCAGCAGTAATATCCATACTTTCAATGAAAGCAGAACCAGACCAAATTAAGTCACCTGTTACTGGAGTTGTTCCACTAACTGTAGTAAACTTAACTGTTACAGCAGTTCTGTTTGCGATTGCAGTCATTAACTCACCTGTAGTGTAATAAGAAGCTGTAGCTGCAGGTTCAACTGTAGCTAAACCATCTGTAGTCAAAGACCAAGATTTAACACCAGCAATATGATCTGTCCATCCACCACTTTGCTTATCTGTGCTATCTGGTAAATCTACAGAAAAACTTAAAGAACAAGATGTAGCATGAGCTACTACTTCTGTTCCAATTAATACAACCAATGAGGTTCCGTTAAATACACCTGTTGTTGCCATTTTATTTTATTTTACTTTTTTTTATAATATTTGATTCACAAAATGCTCCATTACAATAACTCTCTTAAACACATATGCTTCATCCACATAATCAAAGGTAGCTTCGTTTGAAGTTACTCTACGAGTTACTATTTTAAAGTTAGGAGCTGCACTTGGATAATCTACAGGATAAACACCTATAATCTCCAGTAACTCGTTAGACCATTCGTCAACAGACTTTTGTCCAACTTCTCCTGCCTTACTTGTTTTATAGACAATATCAAACTGAATTGTTACATTTTGGCTATAGCTTTGTTTGTCACTATTTTCAGCAGATGTTTGACTACTAATGATTAAGAATGGTGGATTTACTTGATCAGGAGCTATAGTATCATAAACACCTAACGAAAAAGATTCGCTAGTCAATTTATCAAAATAAGCCTTCCTTATAGCTAATCCGCAGTCTTTCATTTACACAAATTTAGCGAAATATATTTATATCTTAAATTCCTTTATTGTATATAAAAGTTGTGTATAACGCTTATCAAATGCAGTCATTAAAAATGGTCTGGTAGGCAAATTAGTAAATTTTTTAGGATTCTGAACAGTAAATTGCCTTGCAAATTTGCTTTGTTCTTCAGGGGATATATTTACCAATCTTGGAAGATTTATTCTAAATCTGGTTCCAAATTCTACATATGGGGCGTATCTAACATTCTTATTACCAGCAATAACATATCCAGCTTGTAAGCTTTTGTCAATTTTCCTATGTGTAATACTTCTTTGCAAAGCACCACTTTTAACCTTAACATCAGCTTTTGCATCTTGCTGAATGTTTACTAAAGTCTGATTTATAGCATCAGCAACATGAAGGTTAAGTCTATCTGATGCATTAGCAAACTTTGCCTTAATTGCATCAAGTCCAGTTATTCCTATGCTAAAAGCACTCATTATTTAATAGTTGAACAACCAATTAAAAAATATTTATTCAAATCTCTTTCATTAATGACAGATTTAATTAAGTATAAATTATTTTTATAACTTATAACTAATTTATTATCAAAGGTTTTTGAATCGGTATATCTTATTCTAAATGTTTTATCATTTGAAATAGAGTCCTTATCGATAATATTTGTTTTGCTTTCAGTATCTGTAACAATCTCAGCCCAACATGTATAGTAATCTGAAAGAGTATTTACAAACCCACCTGCTCCATCAGACACACCTGTTTTGCTTTTAAATGTAATTCTGGTTTTTAATTTACCTATCATTATAAAATGTAGTTTATTCTTTTATATGGCTTCATTAATTCGTAAGCTGTAGTTAGGTTAGCACTTGGCTTACTTGATTCTACGCTTGATTCTCTGTACTCGTACAAATCAGCCAACATCTTAAAGCAAGCTGTTCTCATTGTAGGAGTAGGTTCACAATATCCGCAAGTGTAAGTAAATCTATATTCGCCTCCTGGATAAGATACACTATATACTTTCATTGTATTTGTGCCTAAAGTATAATAATCGCCTTCTTCTAATGTTAACCAATCTTGTCCATTCCAATACTCAACTGACATCAAAACACCAACTGGAACATATGGAAGTTCAATAAACTCACTCATAAAGGCAACTACTTGTAAATTTCTTTGTGTCATAGCCACACCAGCATATTGCTCTAGCCTTACTCTTGCTGAGGTGATTAAAGCTTCAATTAATGCGTCATCTTCAGGGTAATCTACCCTTAAATAGTTTTTAGCCTCTGCTAAGGTTATTGCTTCTGAAACAGTATCAGATAAAACCGCTATATCTCGTACAATTTGCATCCTGTATGTTTTTTACAAAAATAGTCAAAATTTAACGCATTAAAAAAGGGGTAGTTTTTGGCTACCCCTTATATTTTAGATTAGTCTAAGACTAAGCTACGTTACCGAAATCACCATATACAAACGCACTGTTGTAGTAGATAGGGAATGCAATACGAGCTTCAACTCTTACAGTAATCAAGTTCTTTTGGAAGTTATCGCTATCAAATTCAGAGAACTGAACAGAGATACCTTGATTTTGCATGATTTGAGCACCCATTGCCCAGTCACCTACTAAGAACTTATCAGCAGCGATTGCTGTAGATTGGAATACAGGTACACCAGCAATAGTTAAAGAACCATCAGTAGTAACAACTGTAGAACCTGGAAGGCTATAAGCAGCGTTAGTTGGTTTAGTATTCATGATGTTAGCCCAATCAGTTGGGTTAATCAAGATACCGTTAGCAGAATAGTTAGTAGCAGAAACTTGTGCAATAGCTTGTACTAATTGCTCAACGTCTACAGTTGCAGCACCAGTTGGAGCAGCAGCGTTGATAGTCAAACCAGTTAAGTTTGGAGCTGTACCGTTACCGTTTAATAACTGAGCATCTTCAGCTAATAAATATTTCTCTAACAAACGAGCTTGTAAGAAAGAAGTCATTGCAGGAACGTCATCCAACATTTGACGAGAGATTCTTACGAAACCAGCGATGTACTGAGCAGGAGCATCAGTCATTGTGATATCGAAATCTAATTGAGCTTTAGAGCTACCTTGTACTTGTGGAGCTACATCACCTTCACCACCAGTTTCCTTAGGGAAAGTAAATAAACCTGTAGAGATTGTACCTACTGGTAACAAACTTCTAACATGTACTTTACGATTAGGAAGAGCATATACTTGTGGAGCATATTGACGAGGAATATCACCAGTTAAGTTAACTGCTTCTGTCATGTTACCTACTGCCTTAGTGTCTAATACAAAGCCAGAACGCTTTACTTCACCACGACCTAATTTTGCGATGCTGTCAGCATTCTTCTCGATTGCTTCAGCAAGAGTTACGTTGAACCCTTTTACTTGATTTTCGTTCATTTTAATACGATTGTTTTTTGCTTCAAGTTTGTCTGCAGCATCTTTAACTACAGCTACTTGAGATTTTAATTCTTCTAATTCAGACTTAACCGCATCTACTGCAGCTACGTTTTCAGCTTTAGCAGCATCAAATTGTCCGTTTAATTCAGACTTGATACCTTCGAAAGCACTTTTAATTTCTTCTACCATTAGTTGAAAATTTTAAATGTTTGTAAATATTTGTTTATCTCGATTTCAATAGAAACAGTCGGGTTTTCTTCTTCTTCCAATGCCTCGTCTTCTGATTCACCTTCTGGTTGCAATTCAGATGGTTCTTCTGTAGGCGGTTGTTCTTCTGAAGGAACTGACTCTTCGTCTTCCATTTCTGCAAGATATTGTTGTAATTGCTTAAGTTTTAATTCTAACAAACCGAATGTCTCGTCTGTATAAAAACCATTTTTTAAAGACTTGATAGTTTTGCCCATCTCATCAATAAGAGTAGCTTTGATTTCAGATTTAACCATTACTGTTGGTGTATTAGAATTAGCTCCCCATAAAACAGAGGAACCCTCAAACAATTTAATTTCAGATATTTCGTTATAACCTGACTTAGCTTGAGACTTCACAGTTTGGAAGCCAATGCTATGCTCGGTGATATGCCCATCTTTATACAACTCATAAGTATCTCTA